GGTGATAGAAAAATACCGTATAAAAATGCACGGATACTTTGGAATTGTGAAAAAGGTAAAATAAGCTCTATACTTGTAACTTCTTTTGATTTCTCTAAGCGTGATAAAGGCTTAGGAATAAGGAGTGAATTTCCGTATGCTCTATATAGGTTTTTTTCGTTTGATAAAGGCAATGCAGATGCTAACTGGGAAAACACACATATGTATTGGGAGATTCTTAACCTTATATTTAGTTATGAATTTAAAGACCATGCAATCCTTAAACTCTTTATAGATAAAGAACTTGAGAAAATAGAAGAATATAATAAAGACTCTAAAAAGGTAGACGAATATTATAAGCAAAAGTATTACTGTCCAAACGAAGAAGAACATATAGAAGAATATAACAAAGATTCTGAAATTGCTGATACATGTATGCAAGAAATAAGAATAAAATGGTATAATTTCGATGATATTATGAATAAGAAATATGAATGAGAAGCTTTTTAACAACTTGAAGTCTGCTTTAGAACATGTCTTCAATGACTTCTGGAAGGTAGACAAATGGGGAAATCCGCTAAAATAAGAAATAATAAAACCGCCCTTTATGGGCGGTTTATATAAGTGAAATTCAACGTTTCTTATTCGACTTCTTTCTTAATATCCAATGCAGCACTAGTGATATTGGACACGGCTTGCACGATAGCATTCAATATCTCTAGAAACTCTGATGGAGTTATCTTCCCGTCCGCCATCGCATCTTTCACTTCATTAATAACATTCTCAATATCCTTAGAACATCCAAGAATACCTTGAATACCCTCTAAAATAAGTCCTACGTCCATAATGTACCCTTTCTGTTAGTGGTTATACGCCTGTACAAATTTAATCTCATAGAAGCTAAATTTGTGTCCTTCTATTTGATGTAGTAATCTACCTTAAAAGGTATCTAAATAGAAAGGGGATTCTATGAGAGATAGAGAAGCGTATTTTATACTAATGGGTGATCCTGTAGCTAAAGCACGTGCAAGGATGCGCTACGGGTTCGGCAAAAGGTTCTATGATCTTCAACATGCAGATAAGATAGCGCAGCGTATGGAGATAGAGCACCAAATGTCCGGTGACAAGTTTATAGGTCCGTGTCATGCGGACTTTATTTTTTATATGCCTATCAAAAGAACTACTAAATACAAAGAAAACGACCCTATGTACTATAAACCTGACACTGATAACATGATCAAATGGATCTGTGATGTTATGGAAACTGTCGTGTACGATAATGACTGTATACTATCTGAGATCTTCAGTAGAAAGATTTATGGAAATATCCCACGAACTGAAATAACTATAAGGGAGCTACCCTATGTCGAAAAGAATCCGCAAAGAATACGAAGGCAAATATTATCAACGTTACAGGCTCGATAATTACCTTGATAATAAGATAGACGATCGCTTTATTGATGAGTTATGCGTTGACCTTGTTGAATATGCTTACAATTCTGACGGCCGTAAAGGGTTCTATAATCTATTAAAAAAACTTGGTATACCAGGTTCTACTTTCGAAAGCTGGGTCAAGAAATATGAGCGTCTACGTGATAGCTATACATTCGCAAAAAAGATCTTTGCGGAGAACCTGCTAGAGAGTGGATTGACTAGGAAATTTGAGCCTAGCCTTGTAAAGATATCGTTAGTAAAACATGACAGAGATTACAGTATGGCCCAAGAGACTGATAATCGTACCCGTGTAGTAGTATTAGAGGACTATGGAAGACACGACAAAGATAAACCTGAGTGACACCTATAAACCCAGAGAATATCAACGTGATATATTCGATGCTATAGAAAACAAAGGAATTCATTACGCTCTTTTGTGCTGGCCTAGGCGTTGTTTGCATGGTGATACTCATATAATAATGGCTGACGGTTCTTTTAAGCTTCTAAAAGAGATACAAGAAGGTGACTTAATACTTTCTTGGAACGGTACCGAGTTCGAACCCGATTCGGTTAAATATATATGGCGAACAGGACCTAAAGAGACGCTTAAAATAAGCGCCCATGCAATGCCTGACATTATAACAAGTAGAGATCATTTATTTTATAGTTATAATATAGCAGCTCAATATTACAGTTGGACAAAAGCTTGCGATATAGAAATTAATGACAATCTATTTACGTATTACAATGATGGCATAATAAAAAGAGTTATAGATGTAAGGCCATGTGCTATAGAATCGTTATATGATATAGAGACTGCTAAGAATCATAATTTTGTAGCTAACGGCTACCTTGTCCATAATTCCGGGAAAGACGTTACGTTATGGCATCTTATATTGCGACAGGCATTAAAGAATGTAGGGGTATATTTCTACTGTCTACCAACCTATTCACAGGGCAAAACTGTCATATGGCAATCGATTCGTAATGACGGCTTACGGATAGTCGATATGGTCCCTGAAGATCTTATATACAAGAAAAATGAATCTAATATGTCTATTGAGCTACACAATGGTAGCATTATCAAGCTTGTTGGTAGTGACTCATATAATAAGTCTATTCGTGGCTCTAATCCTAAGGGGATAGTATTCTCGGAATATGCCCAAGCAGATCCTGAAGCTTTTAGAGTTGCATTGTCTATTGTGCAGAATAATAACGGGTTCATTATTATTCAGTCGACGCCGTTTGGGCATAATGATTTTTATACCCTGTATAAAATAGCAAAAGAAGATCCGCAATGGTTCTGCCAAAAGCTTACAGTGGAAGATACTAAACATATATCTGAACAAGATATACAACATATGATAGACACTAACGTTATAAGTTACGAATTCTCAAGGCAAGAATATTATACGGATTTTAATATTGGTGCTACAGGATCGTTCTATGGACAATATCTTATTAAAGCACGTTTAGATGGCCGTGTAGGCGTTGTTCCCTATGAGACACACTATCCTACGTATACTGCTTGGGACCTTGGTGTCTCTGATTCCTGTGCAATAATATTCTTCCAGCTTTGTGAAGGGGGGGCTATCCATATAATTGACTACTACGAGAATAATAAGCTAGGTCTGGAGCATTATTGTAAGTATGTATTATCTAAGGATTATACCTATGCACAACATTTCGCTCCGTTCGATATTGGAGTGCAAGAATTCGGCTCAGGACTTACACGTTACCAGATGGCACAACGTATGGGTATAGAGTTCACTATTATACCTAAATCAGGGCTTCTTGATGGTATAGAGGTAGTCAGATGTACGTTTTCCAGATTCTATATTAATGAAGCTACATGTGAACGACTTATTAGCTGTATACAAAACTATTCACAAGAATGGGACACCAAGAATAATGTGTATAAACCTACACCCAAACACACCTCTTACAGTCATGGTGCAGACGCCCTTAGGTACCTAGCAAATTCGTTGAATCTCATAGAAAAAGAAACATCAGCAGAAGATTTACAAAAACGTTATCTCAAGGCAATGGCTGAAATGCATGGCGTACCATACAATCTAAATACCTATAGATATCGTTAGAAATATATTGTTGTTATAGAACCTATGTTCATACAATGCACATGATGGATATCGGCCTACTAAATTTTTTATATGGGGCCTGTCCTACGAAGCCTTGGCTAAGTAGGGATATTGTATGGAGTAGAAACAATGATATATTCTGATGAAACTTTTAACGCTGTTGATGAACGTAGTAGGCAACTACTACAACGGATAGATAACTTTTATGAAGAGTCTATTCATTTCAACCAGGCGTTTCGGGCTGAAGCTCGTATTGATACTGAATTTCTTGCAGGCTCGCAAGAGTTTTATAATACTCTATACGGCCCGCTTGTTCCGTCACGTCGTAACAATTTCTTTTTCAATCATATAAGACCGATACATAACATGATCGTCGGTCGCCAAATGCAGAACCGTAAGACTACTATTGTTGTACCTAGGCAAAAAAGACCTATAGATCAGATTACATGCGACCAGCTCACCAAGGTTATGATGTGGGTACATGAAAAAGACAATATGTATTATACGATATCGCAGGCTTTCGCACAGGCTACAGCCATAGGCTTTTCCTTGATGCATATGTACATGGATTATAGAAATGATCCTGTATGTGGTGATATTAAGCTTGAATTATGCGGAAACAACGTTCTTATAGACCCTTATTTAACTAAAAAAGATCTTTCTGATTGTTCTGCTATATGGAAACGGACCTATATGACCCGTAGAGAGGCTATGAATCTGTTGCCACAGTATGCAGAAGATATTGCTACGTTACCCCCTGATACTGCACATAATAAGTTTATGCCTGAAAATCCTATGGGCGCACGGTATTATACAGGTCGTGTGGCGTATGATGAGTTCTGGTATAGAGATTATAGACAGGCAACGTTCTTAATAGATGTTAATACACTCGATAAATATGAATGGTCAGGAAAAGACGAAGACCTTAACGAATATTTGTTTAGACATCCAAATATACAGGTTCAAAAAACTGAGGTTCCCACAGTAAACTGTGCTATCTCTGTTGAAGGGCATTGTTTCTATAATGAAAATATTAATGGACTCGACGTTTATCCTTTTATACCTATGTTCTGTTATTTTGATCCGTATATTGATGATTACTCATATAAATATCAAGGAATAGTCCGATCTTTAAGGTCTGCTCAGTATCTGTACAATCGCAGAATGATCTTAGAATTTGATCAGCTGGAATCCAGAGCGAATGCAGGGTTCATCTACCACGAGAACGCCTTAGTCGACAAAGAAAGCGTCTATAAAACAGGAAATGGCCGTGGTATAGCTGTGAAATCTAATGTCCCACTTTCTGAAGCTGCTATACCTATCCCAGCAGAATTTATACCACCTACTAACCAAGAACTGCGCAAAGATACCAAAGCAGAAATGAACCAGATATCAGGAGCGTCAGAGGAACTTCTCGGCGCAGCTTCTGACGATATAGCGGGTGTTCTTTCAAAGCTTAGACAAGGAGCTAACCTTGTAGCATTACAACCTGTGTTCGATAATGTTGATTTCTCACAGCAAATGGCAGGAGAAGTACAGCTTAAGCTAATACAGAAGAATTTCGCCTCAGGTAAGGTAAAAAATATTCTCGGTGATGAAGAGCCTACGGAACTATTTAATAATCACGTATGGGGCGATTATGCCTGTGTAGTAGAAGAGGGAGTTTATACTTCTACACAGAAGCAGATGCAGTTCGTCCAGATGCTTGAACTTATTAAGATGGGTATCCAGATTCCACAAAGTGAGCTAATCAAAGCATCTACGCTACAGAACAAGAACGATATTATCGAAGCAATTAAGCAAACTGAAAAACAAGCAGCTGAACAACAACAACAACAGTTACAAGTGCAGATGGCACAGATCCAAGCGCAAGTTAATATGGCTAACGCTAAAGCTGATGCGGATAGAGGCCTTGCTATGGAACGTGCTTCTGAAGTTGTCCAGAATCAAGCGTCAACTGTTGAACGTAAAGCTGAGGCTAAGAAAGATGAGATGCAGGCAATCTTGAACATGATCAAGTCTATGAAAGAGATTGAACAACTTGATGTTAACGAACTCGAATCGATTATCAGATTAAAAAATATGTTGTCTGAACCTGTAACCGCAGGACAGACAACACCATTACCAAGCGAGAATACCAATGCGCAGCAAACGGCAACG